TACCGTGTCTTAGATGACATACTCGCGTCAAAGGAGGTAAGGCAGAACGCTTGCCTCGAGGCTTTGAAAGCCAGAATTAAGGAGGTATCAAAATGACACCACAAGAGGTGAAGGACTTCCTCAACAGAGGATATAGAATAAAAGAACGCATTGCCGCAAAGGAGCGCCGTATAGACGAATGGCGACGCAGGGCTGAGTCTATTACGGCTGAGATTAAGCCAGTTGCCTCGTTCTCTTCTACACCATCTAAGAAAGTCGAGGACGCCGCATGTGCTATTGCCGATTTACAGTCAGAAATTCGAGCTGAGATTTACGAGCTTGCGGCCGTTGAGTTGGAAATCGGCAGGCTCATAAAAGAAAGTGGTCTTGACGATACGGACCAGTTTATGATGGAGCTTCGGTATCTGAACTATATGCGCTGGGAAGAAATTGCAGTTGCGCTCCATTACGCTTATCGCTGGGTCATGCGTCGTCATAAAAAAGTTTTATTATTCCTTGGGGATAATTGGAGTTGGCCACTCTGAGCCGCAACCAAATATGTTAAAATAATATGGTGAAAAACTCGGATGAAACTGTCCGAGTTTTTTCTCGATGGAGCACTGCGCGGGCCTCCGGTGCAGTGCTCCGTCTATTATTATAAATGGAGGTTAGCAACAACTAACGAGGGAGGGACGAACGTGGCTAAGCTGACCGATAAGCAACGGAAAAAGATTATAGCTGAATATGTCGAAGGCGGGACGTCACAGAGAAAGCTCGCAGAGAAATATCATGTCTCTCCCTACCTAATTCGCAGTATTTTGAACGGAGATAAAAATCTCGCGCAAAAAATCTCGCATAAAAAAGAGGAGAACACGGCAAGCATTCTGGCCTTTATGGATTCTAAGAAAAATGACGTCTGCGGACTGATTGACAAGCTGCTTACGGCAATGGGCGACGAAGACAAGCTCGCCGCCGCAACGGTCAATCAGCTTGCTACCGCTATGGGTATCGTCATTGACAAATATACAGCTAACGAGGCAATTAAGTCGTCTGACGCGAAGGAGACCAACTTCTTCGAGGCGATTCACGCTGCCGGAAAGGAGGTTGACCTGAGTGCAATACCAGAGCTTCAGTCCTCGGCAGAACGCGACCCTCTTCTGGTGGACGAAACCGGAACACCAGAATAAAGACGGACTTATCTGCGACGGGTCAATCCGTTCCGGCAAGACGGTCTCAATGGCTATCGGCTTTATCATGTGGAGCATGGCGAGTTTCGATAAACAGAACTTCGCTATCTGCGGCCGCACGATTGAAGCGCTCCGGCGTAACGTTATTGTACATATTCCCACATGGCTCGAGGGTATGTTCGAGGTTACTGAGCGCCGCAGCGAGAATAAAATGGTCGTCACCATCGGCAATCGCTCTAATACCTACTACCTCTTCGGAGGTCGGGACGAGTCCAGCTACACCCTTATTCAGGGCATTACTCTGGCCGGAGTCCTCTTCGACGAGGTCGCGCTTATGCCCCGCTCTTTCGTAGAACAGGCTATGGCGCGTTGTTCGGTCTCCGGGTCTAAGTTCTGGTTTAACTGCAACCCCGAGTCTCCGGGTCACTGGTTTTATAAAGAGTGGATTCGTAAAGCGGCGGAGCGCAATATGCTCTACTTGCATTTTACGATGGACGACAACCTCAGCCTTGACGAGAAAATCAAAGCCCGATACGAGGGCATGTACTCCGGCGTGTTCTACGACCGGTATATCCGCGGCCTTTGGACCGTCGCGGAGGGCTTGATATATACAATGTTTAATAAGGACTATCATGTAGTCCCTTCCGTGCCTCGTGATTATGAGGAATACCTTATCTCTTGCGACTACGGTACCTTAAACCCGACTTCGGCCGGGCTCTGGGGGCTCTGTGAGGGAAAATGGTACCGCGTCCGAGAGTACTACTACGACGGGCGCAAGGAACGGTATCAGCGAACGGACGAGGAGCACTACGCAGCTATTGAAGAGCTTGCGGGAGACCTCTCGATTCGGAAAATCATCGTTGACCCGTCCGCCGCCTCATTTATCGAGGTCATACGCCGGCATGACCGCTTCATGGTCGAGCAGGCAAGCAATAGAGTCCTTGACGGTATTCGCGATGTTGCTACCCGGCTGAATGCCGGCGACATTTTCTTTTGCGACTGCTGCACGGACTGCATAAGAGAGTTCGGTTTATATCGGTGGGACGAGAAAGCCGCCGAAGACCGGCCGTTAAAAACAGACGACCACGCCATGGACGATACGAGATATTTCGTCCGCGCTGCGTTCCAGCCGTCGAGATTCAGTTTTTAAGGAGGTGCGATAAATGCCCTTATTCAAGAAGCCTATCGAGCAGGAGTTTTTCAATTTGCGCCTCCGCGCCGGCAGGCCTATGACCGAGCTTGAGTTCTACGCGAAAGAGCTTACCGACTGGGAGACCTCGCCCGAGCGGCGCGAGATGATTGACGGCGACCGGTATTATACCGGGGACCATGACATTCTCAAACGCCAGCGCACGGCTATCGGCCCCGACGGTAAGCTGATTGTGATTGAGAATCTCCCGAACAACCGTATTGTGGATAACCAGTATGCGAAACACGTTGACCAGAAGGCAAACTACCTTCTCGGTCAGCCTATTTCCTTTTCCTGCGAAAATGACGACTACGCAGCCGAGGTCAAGAAAGTACTCGGCATGCGGTTTATGCGTACACTCAAGAGCGCGGGAGTCGAGTGTCTCAACGCCGGTATCTCGTGGCTTTATCCCTACTACAATAAAAACGGCGAGCTCACATTCCGGGTATTTCCCGGCTACGAGATTATGCCGTTCTGGGCGGACGCAGCTCACACCGAGCTTGACTCCGCTCTTCGCCTTTATCCGGTCGAGGTCTACTACGGTACTGAGAAGAAAATCGTTAAGAAGGTCGACCTCTTCACGCTGGAAGGCGTTACGACCTACATCTTCGAGAACGGCGTACTCACGCCAGACACCGAGAAGCAGGCCTATGTTAAGGTAAAAGACAACAAGGGCAACGAGCAGCCCCTGAACTGGGAGCGCTTCCCCCTTATCCCTATCAAGTACAATCCGAAGGAAGTCCCTCTCATTCGCCGCGGTCGCTCTTTGCAGGACGCCATCAACCTCTTGCAATCTGACTTCGTGAACAACATGGAGGAGGACGTCCGCAATACCGTTCTTGTCCTCAAGAACTACGACGGGCAGGACCTCGGGGAGTTCCGGCGTAACCTGACAACCTATGGAGCTATTAAGGTCCGCACGGTCGAAGGTACTGACGGCGGCGTGGACAGTCTTGAAATCTCGGTAAACTCTGAGAACTATAAGACCGTCCTCGAGCTCCTGAAAAAGGCGCTCATTGAAAACCTCCGCAGCTACGATGCGAAGGACGACCGTCTCTCCGGTACGCCTAATCAGATGAACATTCAAAGCATGTATTGCGACATCGACCTCGACGCGAATGCGATGGAGACCGAGCTGCAAGCCTCTTTTGAAGAGATTCTCTGGTTTGTCAATACCTACCTCGTCAACACCGGCAAGGGCTCGTATGAGAGCGAAGATATTACGGTTATCTTCAACCGTGATATTCTTATCAACGAATCCGAGGCTATCGATAACTGCTCTAAGTCCGTCGGCATTATCTCCGATGAGACCATCGTCGCTATGCACCCGTGGGTCGACGACCCTGCCGCCGAGCTTGAACGGCTTGAAAAGCAGAAAGAGGAAACGGACCCCTACCGAGCGGCTTTTGAGCAGGCACAGGCTTTGCGTAACCCCGAAGGCGGTGACCCGGTAAATGAGGAATGATAAATACTGGGCTAACCGAATGCGGATTCTCGAGGAATCCTTGCTTGATAAGGGGTACGACTACGTTAAAAACCTCGAGCGGCAATATGCGACCGCTATTCAGGATATAGAATCGCAAATCGCGAGATGGTATCAGCGGTTTGCGGCCGAAAACGGCATAACGCTCGCCGAGGCGAATAAGCTGCTTACCACGCAGGAGCTTGACGAGTTCCGGTGGACCGTTGAAGAGTATATAAAACACGGTCAAGAGAACGCAGTCTCTCAGGCGTGGCTCAAGCAGCTTAAGAACGCTTCTGCCCGTGTCCACGTGTCAAGGCTTGACAGCTTGAAGCTCCAGCTACAGGAGCAGGCCGAGGTCTTACACGGGGCGCAGACAGAGGCCCTTAATTCGTCCCTGAGCGAGGTTTACCAGCGAGGCTATTATCATACCGCCTTTGAGCTCCAAAAGGGCATGGGGGTCGGTTGGACGCTTCACGGGCTGACCGATGAAGCTATCAGCAAAGTACTCTCGCGGCCGTGGACCTTAGACAGCCAGACTTTCAGCGATAGAATCTGGGCGAACAAGCAGGCGCTCGTCAACAGCGTCAACACGCAGCTTACCCAGATGATAATGCGAGGTGCGGCTCCGGATAAAGCCATCAAGGCTATCTCCGACCGTTTTCGGGTCTCTAAGTCGCAGGCCGGGCGTCTGGTCATGACCGAGAGCGCCGCCTTCGCGAACGAGGCCCGCAAGGACTGCTTCAAAGACCTCGGCGTTGAGAAGTACGTTATCGTGGAAACCCTTGACAACGAGACTTGCAGCCTCTGCGCGCAACTCGACGGCAAGGTCTATCCTATGAGTGAGTATCAAGTCGGCGTTACCGCGCCGCCTTTTCATCCGTGGTGCCGTGGCACAACCGCCCCTTATTACGAGGATATGCAAGGCCTCGGAGACCGCTTCGCGAGAGACGGTGAAGGTAAAGGCTATGCTGTTCCCCGGGATATGAAGTTTACAGACTGGAAAGAAAAATACGTTGTACAACCAGAAAAAACACGGTATAATATATTTAAGAACGCCGTTTTAGAGGAGCTTAAAGGCTATTCGACCTCAATGCACTCAGGCAACCAGTCTAAGCATATTCGGGGCGGGCAAAACTTCGACCCCACTCGAGGCGAGCTTACGGTTGACCCGCAAATGCTCTATGACCAGTACTCTGGTAAAGGCCAGTTCCTTAAGACAAACGCCGGAGACTGGAATCACAAAGAGCGATTCACTCATACCGAGACTATCGGTATTTACAGAAGCAAGTACACCGGTAAGGAAGTTCCTACAAATACCGGTATTATTCATTATTCTAAGCGTAAGGGCTGGCACATCGTTCCGGCAAGACCGCAGAAAGGAGCAGCAAAATGATTGAGAAGTATATCTCGCTACTCGACCAGAGCGTGGTCGTTACTTGCACGACCGGTAAGACCGTGCGCGGCAAGTGGATTGACTGCTTGGACGCGGAAGACGCCGGCGAAGATGAACGTCAAGAGGATTCTATTCTGATTCAGAACGGCGACGAGCTTATCGAGGTCTATGAGTCCGAGATTAAAGCAATCCAGAAAGCCCATAAATGAGCCCGATTTTTTCAGAGGGTAAATCTAAGGGTCCCTGAGCTAAAACGCGATACGGGAGACCGTGGAGCCTCACAGAAGCAATAGTTGATTAGAGCGTCCCTGCTTTTTAGCAGGAGGCGCTTTTTTCATACAAAAATTACCGCCTTACGCGGCGGACAACAAATAGCGTACCCGCAATACCGGGACTGGCCGGATAAAAAGGACAGCGGGAGACAGGAGGACAAAATGTTGGACTGGCTGAAAACCATTTTGGGAGAAGCGTACTCCGAGGAGATTGATAAAAAGGTCTCCGAGGAAATCGGCAAGAACTTCGTGGCGCGTGCAGACTTCAACACTCTGAACACCGAGAAGAAAGCTCTCGCCGATACTGTCAAGGAGCGTGACAAGCAGCTTGAGACCCTCAAGGCCTCTACCGGCGACGTCGAGGCGCTCAAGACGCAAATCGCTACTCTCCAGACCGAGAACACCGCAGCGACGAAGGCCCATGAGGCGGAAATCAAGCGCCTCAAAATCGATACCGCCGTTGAGCTGGCTCTGTCTGCTGCCAAAGCGAAGAACGTAAAGGCCGTGAAGGCACTGCTCGACCTTGATAAGGCTGAGCTCGACGCGGACGGCACTGTCAAGGGTCTGGCGGACCAGATTAAGAAGCTGGCCGAGGCACCCGATAGCGGCTTTATGTTCGACACTACGAAACCGAAGAATGACTTTAAGGGCTTCAAGCCCGGCGAGAGCGGAGACCCGGCGCCTTCCGGCGATAAAAAGCCGGAGACTATGACCTACGACGAGCTCTGCACGTACCTCGCTGAAAATCCTGATGCAAAACTTTAATATGAAAGGACGATTTTACTATGGCAAACAGCAAGTTTGATTCTAAGAGCTTCAATGCTGAGGCGTTCAAGTACATGGTGGACCGCGTTCCTAACCTCAACCTGAATGAGCTCAAGAAGTCTCGTGCCCTTGCGGGCAACCCCGACATCCGCGGTGTGTTTACCGCCCAGAACGGTACCGCGTATGCTCGTCTGGCTATGCGCGGTTTGATTGACGGCGACGCCGTGAACTACGACGGCCAGACCGGCATCACCGCAACCTCCACTAAGACCTTCGAGCAGGGTATCGTTGTCGTCGGCCGTGCGAAGGCTTGGACTGAGAGGGACTTCTCCTATGACATCACCGGCGGTGTTGACTTCATGGGCAACATCAGCCAGCAGGTGGCCGAGTATAAGGACCATCTGGACCAGAACACGATTCTCGCTATTCTCGCCGGCATTTTCGCCATGACCGATGCAAAGGGCAAAGAGTTCGTGTCTAAGCACACCCTCGACGTGACCGGTGTCGGTACCGGAGCAATGGCGGCTTCTACTCTGAACTCCGCAGCAAACAAGGCTTGCGGCGCGAACAAGAAGAAGTTTAAGCTCGTGTTCATGCACTCCGACGTCTCTACCGGTCTTGAGAATCTCAACCTGATTGAGCGTCTCAAGTACACTGACAAGGAAGGCATTACCCGCGACCTCGAGCTCGGCACGTGGAACGGCAAGCTCGTTGTCGTTGACGACGACATGCCTGCTTCTGAGGGCTACTTCGACGCTGACGCCAACACTGACGGGGCTCTGAAGATTATCGCTTCCGGTAGTCCTGCTGCCGGCGAGATTCTTCTGTCTAAGGTAACTCCGTATTTCGGCGGCAAGACTCTGGCTGCAGACGACTATGTCGTTGCAGGTACTCAGTATACGACCTACGTTCTCGGTGAAGGCGCTATCTCCTACGAGGACATCGGCGCGAAGGTGCCTTATGAGATGAGTCGCGACCCGAAGACTCACGGCGGCGAAGACACTCTGTACACTCGTCAGCGCAAGGTCTTCGCTCCTTACGGTATCTCTTATGAGAAGGCTTCTCAGGCTTCTCTGTCTCCTACCGATACCGAGCTCAAGAACGGCGCAAACTGGGCGTTGGTGCATTCCGGTGAGACTACCGCGTCTCAGCGTTCCTACATCAACCACAAGGCCATTCCTATCGCGCGTATCTTCTCCAGAGGTTAAAGCCTATGGAGATACTCGCGGCAGTAACCGCCCGACTGTCGGCTCTCGGCTATACCGTGACCGAGACCGACAGCGCGGCGCTTGATTACAACATTAAGAAAGCCGAGACGACCCTAAAGGCACGAACGAATCAGCTCGAAGTGCCGGAGGGTCTTTTCTATGTCTGGGCGGATATGGCTGCGGGCATGTTCCTCACAGACAAGAAGGCTTCCGGCGCTCTCTCTGAGGTCTACGACTTCAACGCGCCGGCTAAGAGCATTTCTGAGGGCGATACCTCTGTTACCTTTGCGATTGCAGATACTGGCTCCTTCGAGGACCAGTTTGACGCAATGCTCGCGAAGATGGTAAACCCCGACGCGGAGCTTATCGCAGCGTTTAGGAGGTTGGTATGGTGAAAAGCTATCAGGATGCTCTACGGAGGCTCTGGGACGGCCTCTGCGACGTTTATGTCCTCGAGACAGCGGTAAATAAGGCAAACGGCCGGGACGAGCCCACGGAGGTCCAGAAGCTCCACGGGGAGCCCTGCCGTTTGTCCTTCTCAAGTATCTCAAGCACGACCGAGCAGGACAGTGCGCCGCTGATTCAGCAGTCGGTCAAGCTCTTTATCTCGAAGACTGCGGAAATCCCGGCAGGCTCTAAGATAGTCGTAACGCAGGAAGGCCGGACTACTGCCTATGCGAGGTCCGGTGAGCCTGCGGTCTATAGCTGTCATCAGGAGATACCGCTCGTCCCGTTCAAGGAGTACGCCTAATGTCTCGCTGGGGACGCTGCGACTTCTCTCAGTTTAGGGAGTTTGCGAAAGGCTTTGAAAAGCTGAGCGACTCTGAGATAGACGACCTCTGCGTGGCTTGCAGCAAAGAGCTTGCCGCAAGACTTCTGGCTCTCGTTATTCCGGCTACCCCGGTCGGCAAGTACCCGAAAGGCTCTGGCAAGAAAGGCGGTACTCTCCGCCGAGGCTGGGGCGCTAAGAACGGTAAAGCCGGCCGTGAGTATGCGCAGTCCCTGACCGTCACGAAGTCCGGGAACACGTATATGGTCGAAATCATAAATCCGGTCGAGTACGCCTCGTATGTCGAGTTCGGTCACCGTACCGTAAGCGGCGGCTGGGTCGAGGGCCGATACATGCTGACTATCTCCGAGGAAAAGCTGAAACGAATCGCCCCGTCTGTGCTTGAGAAGATGGTGCTCCGAAAGCTGAAGGAGGTCTGCAATGGCGGAAATTAGTACAAACATTATCTTAGACGGAATCACGCTGGCCCTGCGGTCCGCTTTTCCCGGCAGTCATATCGAATCAAACGCAGTAAAGCAGGGGCTTCGGCAACCTGCTTTTATTGTGCTTTTGGTTAACGCCGAGGCTGCGGGCTACCCGGCTCAGCGCAAGAAGCGTCTTCCTCGTTTCGATGTTCTCTACTTTCCAAAGTCCGGGCGTGAGGACTGCTACGGCGTGGCAGATACCCTCACCGAAGTGCTTGAAGTGATTGACCTACCCGGGGGCGATAAGCTGCGTGGTACGGATATGAGTTTTCAGGTGACGGACGGAGTGCTTCACTTCCTCGTTTCCTATAACCACTTCACGTATAAAACGGCGGAGGAGGTCAAGATGGGAACTCTTAAAATTGAACAAGGAGGAAACTGATATGGCGAAAGCTACTGCGGCGGCAAAGTCCGTCGCTCCCACTCACTCCAAAGAGCAGCTTTTGAGGTCTCAGCGCTACGCTAAGCGCCGCGACCTTCTGGGCGCGCTTTTGGAAGACGGTAAGTGGTACACCCTCGAAGAGGTCGATACCGCTATCGAAAACTTTATGAAAGGCAAGGTGAAATAATATGGCCCTTGGCGGTGGAATTTGGGCAGTACAGAATAAGGTACTCCCCGGTACGTATATCAACTTTTCCAGCGTGGCTAAGGCGTCCGCTACTCTCTCCGACAGAGGTTACGCGGCTATGCCTCTTATGCTGGACTGGGGTCCCGACAGCACGGTCTTTACCGTGACGAGCGGCGACTTCCAGAAGAACAGCCTCAAGATTTTCGGTCATGCGTATACTGACGACGCTTTGCTACCTCTGCGCGAGCTCTTCCAGTATACGCAGGCCCTCTACGCCTATCGCCTGAACGGCGGAGGTGCTAAGGCTGCCTGCACTTACTGCACGGCGAAGTATTCCGGCATTGCCGGCAACAAGCTCTATGTGGTTATCGCAGCGAACGCCGATAACGCAGACCTCTTTGACGTCAGCCTCTACTACGATACGACTCTCCTCGATACGCAGACCGTGGCCGCAGCTACTGCGCTCAAGGATAACGACTTCGTAACGTGGAAGACTACCGCGTCTCTCGCGGCGACTGCGAAGACCCCGCTCACCGGTGGTACGAACGGCACGGCAAACGCAGCGGCTCATCAGGCAGCGCTCGATAAGTTTGAAAGCTATAGCTTCAATACTCTCGGCTGCCCGTCCGACGACTCGACCACTATCAAGCTGTATATCAACTACACAAAGCGCCTCCGCGACGAGGTCGGCGCGAAGTTCCAGACCGTCATCTTCAACCTCGATTCCAACGAGAAGCTCGCAGACTACGAGGGCGTTATCGAAATCGGCAGTAAGGTGACGGACTACGATTCCGGCATTTCCGGCCTCGGTCAGTATGGCCTCGTGTACTGGATGACCGGCGCGTCTGCGGGCTGCGCTGTGAACAAGTCCAACACGAACAAGAAGTATGACGGCGAGCTCACCGTCGACGTAGACAGAACGCAGGCCGAGCTCGAGGCGGCAATCAAGGCCGGTCGCTTGATGTTCCACAATGTCAACGGCGACGTTCGCATTCTCGAGGACATCGATTCCCTGATTACTGTCTCCGACACGAAGGGCGACGTCTTCAAGTCGAATCAGACTATCCGCGTCTGCGACCAGATTGCGAACGATACGGCGGTCCTCTTCAACACGCGCTACCTCGGCACCGTGCCGAACGATGCGGCGGGCAGAATCGCTCTCTGGAACGATATTTGCAAGCTCCATCAGGACCTCGAGTCTATTCGCGCTATTGAGGACTTCGACCCCGACAGCGTAACCGTGGAGCAGGGCGACACGAAGAAGGCTGTCCTTTGCACTGTGAAGGACCTGAACGTCGTGAACGCTATGGCTCAGCTCTATATGAGCGTTATCATCATGTAAGGAGGTTTGAATTATGGCTCAGCCTATTATGAACGCGCTTGACGCGATTGCGGGCTCTCAGGCTTCCGCGTATATCACGTTGGCCGATGGCAACAGATACTGCTTCATGCAGCTCTATTCCTTCGAGTCCAAAATGGACATCTCCGTAGCTGAGGTGCCTATCCTCGGCAAGTCCGGCAAGGGCAACAAGCCGACCGGCTGGTCCGGTACGTGGAGCGGCACCGCCCACTACAACCAGTCCGTTTTCCGCAAAATGCTCCTCGAGTATAAGCGTACCGGCTTTATGCCTACGTTCGATATTCAGGTCGCGAATGAAGACCCGACCGCTTCCGTTGGTCGTCAGACTATCATCTTGAAGAACTGCCTCACTAAGGGCGGCATTCTGGCGAAGTTTGACGCCGACGCCGAGACTCTCGACGAGGAACTCGAGGGCACCTTCGACGACTGGGAAATGCCCGAGACCTTTAGCTTGCTGAATGGCATGCAGTAAACCAACATAAAACAGGAGGTATTTTATTATGGCTAAGAATCTGACTGCGTTCCTTGCTCAGAACGCGAAGAAAATCGACAACGTTACCTTTATCGCTTCCGACCGATTCGTTGACCCCGATACCGGCGAGGCTATGCCGTGGGAAATCTGCTGCATTACCGCAGCGGAGAACGCAGGCCTGAGAAAGGCCTGCATGCGTACCGTCCCGGTACCCGGCCGCAAGGGTCAGTTTACGCAGGACTTCGACGCGAACGCCTACCTCGCGAAGGTAGCAGTCCGCTGCACGGTGTTTCCGAATCTGAACGACGCCGAGCTGCAGCAGAGCTATGGCGTTATGGGCGCGGAGCAGCTTATCACCACTATGCTGACTCCCGCCGAGTTTGAGGACTACTCCACTAAGGTCCTGCAGGTCAACGGCTTCCAGTCCGGCGACGAAATGGTGGAAGAGGCAAAAAACTAATACTCGGAGACGACCCGGAGGCGAACTACGTCTATTACTGTCTCCACAAGTTCAAGTGGCCGCCGAATGTCTTCCTTGACATGGACCCTTATACGCAGGCGTTCATTATCGCTGCTATCGATATAAAGGTCGAGCAGGAGAAGAAAGAAGCTGCCAAAGCAAAACACGGGAAAAAGCACTGAGGTAAAGCCGGGTCAAGCCTCGGTGCCTACTCCCGGAAAGGAGGAGGCCTATGGCCCTTATCAAGTCGCAGCTCGTACTTACGGACGGCATGACCGGCCCGCTCAAGAGTATCAATAAGGCGATGAATATCGTGCTTAATAGCTTTGAGGCTATGCAGGACGCGTCCGGACGGGCTATCGACACCGCCTCCATTCAAGAGGCCCGCGAAGAGCTCGCGAGAGCGAGCGCCGCGCTGGACCAGTTGGAAGACCACACGAATAAATCGACCGACGCCTTCAGCCGCCTTGCGAAAGCTATCGGGCTTGTGATGATTGCCCGCAAGGCGCTTGATACTATCAAGACCGGAATTGACTATGCCTCCGACCTTGCCGAAGTCCAGAACGTCGTCGACGTTACTTTCGGAAGCGCTACGGAGGCTATCAACTCGTGGTCGAAAGAATGTCTTGCTGCCTACGGTATGAACGAAGTAAGCGCAAAGCGGTACGCCGGCACTATCGGCGCCATGCTCAAGTCTTCCGGTCTTGCAGGTGACGCCATCGTAGATATGTCGAAAGATATGGTCGGCCTCGCCGGCGACATGGCGTCGTTCTACAACCTTGACCTTGAGACCGCCTTCGAGAAAATCCGTTCCGGTATCTCCGGCGAGACAGAGCCCTTGAAGCAACTCGGCATTAACATGTCGGTCGCTAACCTTGAGGCTTACGCACTCTCGCAGGGTATCACGACGGCCTACAACGAAATGTCTCAGGCCGAGCAGGTCATGCTCCGGTACAATTACCTTATGAGCACGACCGCCGATGCGCAAGGCGACTTTGCCCGCACGCAGGACAGCTATGCCAACCAGACCCGGCTTCTCTCCGAGAGCTGGCTCGAATTTACCGGCGTTATGGCTGAGCAGCTTCTGCCGGTCCTTACGACCATCGTCTCGTGGCTGAATAATATCGTCGCCTTCCTCACAGAGAATGCAGATATGGTCAGCGCGGTACTCGTGGGGCTGGCTACTACGGTCGGCATTCTCGCCGTTGCATGGGTCGTCCACGCTGCTGCCCAGTGGCTGGCGGTAGCGGCAAATCAGGCCCTTATTGTTTCGCTCCTCTCGAATCCGATTCTCTGGATTGCCATTATCATCGGCGTACTTGTTGCGGCGATGTATCGGTGGATTCAATCTATCGGCGGCGTTAAAAATGCGTGGGAGATTTGCAAGCTCGCACTTATCGTGGGCTGGAACGCGGTCAAGCTCGCATTCTTTACCGGCGTCTACTGGGTCATTGACCTCGTAGACAAGCTCAAGCTCTGCTGGCAGAAAGCCGGCGTCGCAATCGCGAACTTCATGGGGGATATGAAGGTCTCTGTACTGACGATTCTCCAAAACATGATTAACGGCGCTATCGATATTATCAATAAGTTCATCGGGGTGCTGAATAAAATCCCCGGCGTGAGTATCGACGCCATTGAACATGTGACCTTTGCAACGACTGCGGCCGCAGAAAACGAGGCTGCAAAGTCCGCTCGTGCGGCAGACCTTGCTGCGTATGAGAGCGAGCTCGCCAGTGCAAAGGCCGGAAGAGATGCGCATATCGACTCTCTGAAAGCCGAGCTCAATTCTTCTGTCGACGCTTTGCAGGCTGCTTACGCTCAGGCAAAGGCTGACGCCGCGGCGGACAGTTCCGCAGAGCAGACCGCTCTCGACAGTATCGGCGCAGACACCGCCGGCATTAACGACAGCGCGGGAAGCGCGGCCGCGTCCTTGAAGGAAACGACCGAGGACCTGAAGTATATGAGAGACCTTGCGGAGCAGGAAGCAATCAACCGCTTCACGACCGCTGAGGTCAAAATCGATATGACCGGCATGACTAACCGCATTGACTCCGATATGGACCTTGACGGCGTGCTGAATACTCTGACCGAGGGCTTCGCGGAAGCGCTCGAGGTCGCTGCTGAGGGGGTGCATGAATAATGTATAGCTTTTACTTCGGGAGTCTGCTTCTACCGGTTACGCCGCAGAAGCTGACGACCAAAATCAAGGGGAACAACAAAACGCTTACCCTTGTCAATGAGGGCGATATAAACTTTCTGCGCTCTCCCGGCTTGACCGAAATTAGCTTTGACGTTGTTCTCCCTATGCTGGGGCAGTACTCTTTTGCGGACTCCTTTCGCAAGCCTGACTACTACCTCAGCGTTTTCGAGAACTACATGACAAGCAAGACTCCGTTCCGCTTCATCGTGAGCCGTGTGTCGCCCTCTGGGAGACTTCTGTTCGACACGAATATGAAAGTAAGCCTTGAGAGCTACAACATCACAGAGGACGCCACAAAAGGCCCTGACGTGACCGTTTCGGTAACGCTCAAGCAGTATATCGACTATGCGACGAAGACCGTCACGGTTACGAAACCAGCTGCAGCTGCGCGCAAGCCGACTATTAAGGAGGAGAAGAAGCGCGAGACTTCGAGCAAGCCTAAGACGAAATCCTATACCGTAAAGAAGGGCGATTGTCTCTGGAACATTGCGAAGAAGTATTACGGCAACGGAGCGCAGTACACAAAAATCTATAATGCGAATAAGGGCAAGATAAAGAATCCTAACCTTATTTACCCGGGGCAGGTGTTGACGATTCCATGAGTAAAGTAGATTTAATCATTCAGAGCGGCAGCACGATTCTCTACCCCATCGTTGAGGAAGGTATCAGCCTTTCGTGGGACCGCAAAGGCTCTCCCGGAAAGCTCAAGTTTTCCGTGGTAAAGGATTCCGTCTTGTCTTTTCAGGAAGGAGACGCCGTAAAGCTGTCCGTCGATGGGACGGACATGTTTTACGGCTTTGTCTTTACAAAGAGCCGCTCAGGCCGCACGCCGAACGTTATCGAGGTTACCGCCTACGACCAGCTCCGCTACTTCAAGAATAAGGACACCTATGTCTACTCGAACAAGAAAGCGAGCGACGTTATCAAGATGATAGCCGAGGACTTCGGCCTCAGCGTGGGAGCGCTTGAGGACACGGGGTACGTTATCGCCTCGAGGACGGAGGACAACGCCACGCTCTTTGACATCGCCCAGAATGCGCTTGATGAAACACTGCGGGCGAAAACTAAGCTCTATGTGCTCTACGATAAAGTCGGCAAGCTGACGCTGCAGGACATTGAGAGCATGAAGCTGAATCTGCTTATCGACGCCGACACTATCGGCGAGTACTCCTATTCGAGCACCATCGACAAGCAGACCTACAACCAAATCAAGATTACCTTTGAGAACAAGGATTCGGGCAAGCGCGAAATCTTCATTGCGAAGGACAGCTCGAATATCAACAAGTGGGGCCTTCTGCAATACACCGATACCGTCGAGCTCTCCGCAAGCGGCGCGGCAAAGGCAGAGGCTCTCCTAAAGCTCTACAACACAAAAACCCGCTCGCTCTCTATCTCCGACGCGCTCGGCGATACGAGAGTCCGGGCGGGCTCGTCCGTTATTGTTAAGCTGGGGCTCGGAGACATCAACGTCCAGAGCTACCTACTGGTCGAATCGGTGATGCATAAGTTCAAGCAAGAGCAGCACCTGATGGACCTGAAATTGCGAGGTGGTACATTTGTCACTTGATATGAACGGCTTTTTAGAAAACGTAAAACGCGCCGCGCTTGAGGCGGTCAATGCCGCAAAGCCTTTCGCCTTCGTTCTCGGCAAGGTGACGAGCGTATCGCCGCTCAAGGTGCAGGTCGACCAGAAACTCGAGCTCACCGCGGCGCAGCTTATCCTAACGAATGCGGTCCGGGACTATACCGTTTATATGACGGTAGACCATCAGACCGAAAATACCGCAGGTGGAAGCGGAGACGCTTCATTTGCGAGCCACAAGCATGCCTATAAGGGCAAGAAGGCCTTCAAGGTCCACCTCGGACTGAAAGCCGGCGAGCAGGTGCTGCTTCTCCGTACCGACGGCGGGCAGAAGTTTATTATCATAGACAGAGTGGAGGCGCCTACATGATACCGAAAGTAGACAATGACCTCCTGACGCTTGAGGTCGAGACTCAACCGAGTCTTACTTACGCTCTGGATATTGAGCATGGGCGCATTCGCGGCATGGTAGACGAGCTCGAGTCACTGAGGCAGGCTATTTACCTGATTCTCAGCACGGAGCGATACGCCTATCTCATTTACTCGTGGAACTACGGCGTTGAGCTCGTCGAGCTTATCGGCCAGCCGAAAGAGTATGCGCTTCCAGAGATTAAGCGTTGCATTACAGAAGCCCTACTGCAGGACGACCGAATCACCGCAGTAGACGGCTTTGAGTTTGAGACCGGAAAAAAGACCGTGCACGTCACCTTTATCGTGCATAGCATTTTCGGCGATTTGGAGGTGGAAACCGATGTATGAGGATAAAACCTATGAGGCGATTCTTCAAGAGAAACTCGCCCGCGTAGCGTCGAGCCTTGATAAGCGCGAGGGCTCGATTATTTTCGATGCGCTTGCGCCGAACTCCCTTGAGAGCGCCATGATTTATGTGGCTCTCGATACTGTACTCAATGAGACCTTCGCAGACACCGCAAGCAGAGACTACCTTATCATGCGCTGCGCTGAGCGCGGTATCACGCCTCTGCCGGCGACCTGCGCCGTGGGTATCGGCGAGTTCAGTATGGATATTCCTGTCGGCACGCGCTTCTCCTGCGATAAATACAACTGGGCCGTGACCGAGAAAATTGAGTCTCTCAAGTATTACCTTACTTGTGAGACCGCCGGTGCGGACCCGAACAGCTACACCGGTCAGCTTATTCCCATCGAGTATATCGAGGGACTCGCGACCGCGGAGCTGACGAGTATCGTTATTAACGGTGAAGACGAAGAAGCGACCGAGACCCTGAGACTGCGCTACCTCAACAGCTTTGAGAATCAGTCCTACGGCTTCAACCGCGGGCAGTATATCGAAGTCACCGAGGCCCTGCCGGGCGTCGGCGGGTGCAAGCCCTACCGTGCGTGGAAAGGTCCCGGAACGGTCAAGCTCGTTATTACGGGAAGCGACTACCAACCGCCTTCCGATACCCTTATCAATACCGTGCAGACGACCATCGACCCGACACAGAACAGCGGCGACGGTATCGGCCTTGCCCCTATTGACCATGAGGTTACGGTCGTCGGTGCAGCAGGTACTACGGTCAATATCTCTACGACCCTGACTTTCGCCTCCGGCTGGAACTTGACCGAGTGCCTCCCGTACATTCAGAGCGCTCTTGACGCCTACTATCTCGAGCTCAATTCGACGTGGAGTAAAGAGGCAGGGCTGATTGTCCGCGTATCGCAAATCGAGTCGAGACTCCTCGCGCTCGCCGGTATCGTTGATATTTCCGGCACGACTCTGAACGGTCAGGCAGGAAATCTCACGCTCGATAAGGACGCGGTTGCGGTGAGGGGGTCGTTCACAAATGCGTAATTTCAACAACATCAGGACCATCGACCTCAAAGAGTATCTTCCAGACGTGCTGAAAGACGTGCAGGAAATGCGGGCAATCATGGAAGCGGAGACCCCGGAGGTACAAGCTATCTGGGACGCCTGCGAGGATTGCATGAACGACCAGTTTATCTCTGAGGCTACCGAGAACGGCGTGGCCCGCCGGGAGAAAATGCTGGGTATCACGCCCTTCGCGACCGATACTCTTGACGACCGCAAGCTCCGGCTGCTCAGTCGGTACAACGAAAATATTCCCTACACAAGGAAAAGCCTCGCCGCTCTGCTTGAGTCTCTCTGCGGGGCGGGAGGTTATGTTTTGACTATCACGACGGCGACCTTTACCGTCAATGTGAAAGTCGCGCTCGGCGTCAAAAAGCAGGAGACGATTATCTCCGAGACGCTTGAGCGCATTCTGCCGTACAACATGGTCTTTACGGTAGAGCTTCTTTATAACACGTGGGCTAAGGTCAAGCCCTATAAATGGAGCGAGGTCAAGCCGCTCACGTGGAAAGATTTGAAGGAGGAGGTACTTACTTAATGGCTACCTACACAGACAACTACAACCTGAAAAAGCCGGCGCCGGAAGACTTTGCGGACATTGCAGACCTCAATGAGAACGCGGATAAAATCGACGCCGCACTCAAGGACAAGGCGGACCTCGATGAGTCCGGCAAGCTGAAGGAGAGTCAGCTTCCGAACCTGTCCTATATCCCGGCTTCACAGAAAGGCGCAGCAGGCGGCGTCGCAAGCCTCGGCTCTGACGGTAAGGTCCCTTCGGGGCAGCTTCCCGCTATGGACTACATCCCTACGTCTCAAAAGGGCACAGCGGGAGGCGTTGCGAGTCTGGGCTCTGACGGCAAGGTCCCTTCTGGACAGCTTCCTTCGCTCGACTATATTCCTACTTCGCAGAAGGCCGCAGCGAACGGCGTTGCGTCCCTTGACGCGAATAAGAAGGTCCCGGTCGCGCAGATTCCCGCCCTCGGCTATATTCCTACCTCTCAGAAAGGCACGGCAGGCGGTGTAGCTACTCTGGGAAGCGACGGCAAGATTCCCGACTCTCAGCTCGGTACGGTCGGCGTGCCGCCTCAGATTATTGCCACAATTCCGAGCGGCAGTTCCGTTACCTGCAAATGCGGCTCTAAGACCTTGACCGCTACGAGTACCGGCACCGTGACCTTCAACCTGACGGGATATGGTACATGGGTCGTAACGGCTACAAAGGACGGGCAGACCGCGACTGAGAGCGTTGTCGTTGACGATGTGAAGCAGTACAAAATCTCGCTCTCCTACTTCTCAGCGACGCTAAAAGTAACTTCGGACTCCGGCGCTGTCGTTACCGCCACGAACGGTACGAAGACCTTCTCCGGCACGGTGCCTTCAAGCGGTGTGCTCTCCCTGACGATTACCGCGTCCGGTACCTATACCGTTACCGCTACGAAGAGCGGGGAGACAACCGACCCCGTGAGCGTGGCAATCACGACCTCCGGGCAAACCTACTCCGTCGAGTGCCTGTTCTTCAACAGCGTACTCTCTAAGAACACGTGGGCGCAGATTGCTAAGGCCTCTGCCGCAGGCAAGGCTTCTCAGCTTTGGTCTGTCGGCGATACGAAGGACATCACGGTCGGAAGCGAAACCCTGACGCTCGTAATTATGGGCTTCAATCATGACGACCTCGCAAGCGGCGGCAAGGCCGGCATTACCTTTGGCATGAAAAACCTTATGGCAACTACGCGCCGAATGAATGCCTCGAATACAAATAGCGGTGGCTTTACCGGCTCTGAAATGTACTCGTGGCTGCAAAACACGCTTTTGCCGACCCTGCCGTCCGACCTGCAAGCAGTACTTAAGAGCGTCAACAAGAAGACCTCCGCAGGCAGTCAGAGCTCGACTATCAACACAAACTCGATGAAGCTCTTCCTCTTCTCCGAGATTGAGATTTTCGGCTCGACCACCTACTCGAAAGCCGGTGAGGGCTCGCAGTACAGCTACTTTGCTACCGCCGCAAACAGAATCAAGTACCTCTCCAACGGCTCCGGGTCTGCGAACTGGTGGTGGGAGCGTTCTCCTAATGGGAGCAGCTCCAACAGCTTCTGCATTGTGAGCAGCGGCGGCGACGCGGACAATGGCGACGCCAGCAACGCCAGCGGCGGTTGCTTCGGCTTCTGTGTTTAATCTACTATCTTTAGTCAATCCGGGGCCCTTGTGGCCCCGGTAGGAGGTAAAAGCTAACTATGTCAGTTTATAAAGCACTGCGAGGAGACAGCTCGGTCCAGTTCGTAGAGACTGCGCGCAAGCTCGCCGTGCATACAAGAAAATGCTGCCTGAAAATGCCGAAGAGGTACACCTTTTACGGTGCTCAGGAGCTAAGCGCTCTCGCCGATACCGTCTACAATGAGGTCAAAATGGCGAACAGCGTTTTTCCCGGAAATCAACACGAGGTCCAGCTTCGACGGGACCACCTTATCGAGGCAAACGCCACGCTTCAAGCGCTTATCGGTCAGCTCGGAATTATGGCAGACCTTCTCAAGCAGAATCCTGAAAAGCTGCGCTGGCTCGATAATTCTCTCGAGGAGTGGGCTTCCCTCATCAGTGAGGAGGCTAAGCTAATTTCCGGCGTAAAGAAATCGGATAAGGAACGATTCAAGAATCTGCCCTAACCGATATATGGGTCCTGTCATGATACTGTTGTCTTGTCCTGCGAACTGGTGGTGGGAGCGTTCTCCTAATGGGAGCAACTCCAACAACTTCTGCAATGTGAACAGCAACGGCAACGCGAACAATAACAACGCCAACAACACCAACGGCGTTTGCTTCGGATTCCATAAGGAATCAGGTCCGACGTAGTAAGCAGGAAACTGCCGAAATCAGTACCTTTATGGAAGGATGACTCGTACCCTGCCTTTTGGCTAAAACACTCCTTTGATGTAGTCGCTCGGACGCTGCTTGCATGGCGCGGTTTACGCGGACCGTGTTTCATGGGCGGTACTACTATGCAGTTACTTTTACGCGTGCAACACTGTACAAAGGGGACAATTTTTAATGACAAGCGAAGAAAGACGCGAGGCTCGCTATCAGAGGCGAGTCAAGAAACGGCAAGAAAGACGCCTCGCTCTCAGCAAATCCTGCGGAGATTTTGAGGACGTCTTTTCTTATGAAAATCTATATCAATCCGGGCATATCTGCTGCCGCGGCGTTAGCTGGAAAAGCTCCACGCAGACTTACCGCTTCAATCTCGTAACGAATACGGCCGCGACTCGGAGCGCGCTTCTTAACGGGACGTATAAGAGCCGAGGCTTTATTGAGTTCGACCTCTACGACCGAGGAAAAATGCGGCACATTAGGAGCATTCATATCAGCGAGCGCGTCGTGCAGAGAACGCTCTGTGATAAGGTCATCAACCCGACCTTAAAACCGTCATTCATCTATGACAACGGCGCAAGTACCGAGAATAAGGGAATCGACTTCGCTCTCAACCGCCTCTCCTGCCACCTGCAAAGGCATTATAGGAAGTACGGGCGGGAGGGCTATGTTCTTCTCTTTGACTTCTCCAACTACTTCGCCAACGCGCAGCATTGGCCGGTCAGCCGTGAGCTGGCAAAACGTGTGCATGACGTGAGAATCAGGGCTCTCGCAAATGAGTGTCTCGATAACTTCGGCCCCATCGGTTACGGGCTCGGAAGTCAAATCTCGCAGACTGCTGCTCTTATGCTGCCGAACAAGCTCGACCACTTCATCAAGGAAAAGCTCGGCATTAAAGGCTACGCCAGATATATGGACGACGGCTATCTGATTCACCCGAGCAAGGAATACCTCAAAGAGTGTCTTACTCGCATGAAAGAGGTCTGCGATTCACTCGGCATTATTCTTAATACGAAGAAGACGAAAATCAAGAAGCTCAGCGAGGGCTTCAAGTTCCTGCAAATCCGCTTCAAGCTGACGGAGACCGGGAAGGTCCTTCGTAAAATGAGCTTTGAGAGTATTAAGAAAATCCGGCGCAAGCTCAAAAAGTTCAAGCGCTGGAATATCGAGGGCAGAGTCGTGAAAATCGCCGGCAAGTTCGTCCGGCGTGTATTTCCACTCTCAGATATTTGCAGCGCCTATGAGAGCTGGCGCGGACACATGAAGCGAGGAAACAGCTTCCATGCCGTCGAACGCATGGACCTATATTTTAAGAAACTGTTCGGATTCCACCCGAACAATAAAATCGAATGGAGGAAAGCGCTATGTACTTAATCACAAACTCGGCAAATCTCATTGTCGAAATCTGCGAGCACCCCTGTTATGTTCGCAAGCAGGCAAACGGCGTTGTTGTTCTCAGCGAGCCGGACAAAGCCGATGCGATTTACTCGAATGACTCCAACACCTTCTGGCCCACACAGCAGGTCGGGTATCTCTGCGACCGGCATACCCTCGTTGAGGTCGAGAGTGTTCCTGCGGAAGTCGTTGCCGGCTTCTACTTCTATCATGCTGGGGAGTTCTACACGACTGAGGCGAATCTGACCGCCCTCGCAAAAGCACGGGCCCCGGAGCTTGCGAGCCTTGTTTTCGTGAAAATGGCAGAGACAGAACAGCTCGACGACGCGACTCTCACGGAACACGCCGAGCAGTTTTCAGAATGGGCATACCCGGTAGCTTATGCGGTCAAGGCAATTTGCTCTTACAAAGGAAAGCTGTACCGCTGCGTACAAGCACACAGCTCGCAAGCAGATTGGACACCGCCGACTACCGCAAGTCTCTGGAAGGAAATCGGAGACCCCACGGTCGAGTACCCCGAATGGTCGCAGCCCCTCGGCGCACATGACGCCTACGCGCTCGGCGATAAGGTAGCGCACAACGGCAAGCACTGGGTAAGCACTGCCGCAAATAACGTTTGGGAGCCGGGGGTCTACGGCTGGGAGGAGGTTACCGAATGACGGTTTATCAATGGCTCTGCCTTTTGGGCGTGCCTGCGCTCATTGCGGCCATCTTCAAGTACCTACACTCCCTCGTCAAGAAGAACGCTCTGGACACGGCTGCGGTAAAGGCGGGACTGCAAGCCTTGCTCAGGTCGCAGATGATTAGCGACTACAACAAATGGGAGGAACGCGGCTTCGCTCCTATCTACGCCCGGGAGAACTTTGAAAACTGCTGGAAGCAGTACCACTCTCTCGGCGTGAACGGCGTTATGGACGACCTCCATAACAAGTTCTTAGAGCTGCCGGTATCGCCGCCCGATGAGAGCTAAGAAACGAGAGTTTTCCAAAATCATAATCGCCATCGTCGGGACCGCTACGGGTATCGTAACGGTCTTTACTTTGGCCGTTGTTTGGAAAACCGGCGACACCTCGCCGCTTGCATACCTTATCCCCGCCATCTTTGCCGAGCTCGCTACCGCGACCGGCTTCTACTACAGTAAGGCGAAAGCCGAAAACCGAATCAAGCTCCGTAAGAAGTACGGGCCTGATATATACAATGATTCAAAGGAGGACTAAAAACATGTTAGAAAGCGTACTGCAAAACCTTATCAACATCGGCTGGGCCATGCTTATCTTCCTCGCCGCGTACCTTGCGAATGTCGCCTTTTCGCTCTGGTACAACATCAAGATTCTGCATGAGGCCTTTGACAAGGACAAGCTCATTGCGAGTGGCCTTAAGATTCTGACTTTCGTGGTCGGGCTGACGCTGCTCTGCACCGCAATCACGACTCTGCCCCTGTTCGCAAATCAAGTCGGCTGGGCGATTCCCGAGGAGTATTCTGACCTCTTCGCTGACCTTATTATCATCGGCGCCGTGCTGCTCATGGCCTGCAAGTACATCAAGGAGGCCTTTACTAAGTTCGTGGCAATCCTGAACGCTAAGACAGAAGGAGGTATTGAGAATGAGTAACAGCCCGCTCGTAAACTATACGAAAATCTCGCCGAATAAATCAAGCCCCCGCAACCACAAAATCGATACCGTAACTATCCATTGCGTAGTCGGTCAATGCTCGGTCGAGACCCTCGGCAACGTGTTCGCACCTGCTTCCCGGCAGGCGTCCAGCAACTATGGTATTGGGTATGACGGCCGTATCGGTATGTACGTCGAGGAGAAAGACCGCTCGTGGTGCTCCTCGAACGCGGCGAACGACAATCGCGCAATCACGATTGAGGTCGCCAGTGACACCAAAGAGCCTTACGCAGTCAATGCAAAGGCCTATGCCGCACTCATCGACCTGCTCGTTGATATTTGTAAGCGAAACGGTATCAAGGAACTCAAGTGGAAGGCCGACAAGTCTCTTATCGGTCAGCCGGACAAGCAGAACATGACCGTGCACCGTTGGTTTGCGAATAAGAGCTGCCCCGGTACATACCTCTACGAACGGCACGCCCAGATTGCCTCTGAGGTCAACAAACGCCTTGGGAGTACAAATATCAAGCCTGCGCCTGAAAAGCCGTCTGGGGGCTTGTATCGCGTCCAGACGGGCGCTTTTAAGTCTAAGACAAATGCAGACGCCATGCTGGCTAAGGTCAAGGCGAAAGGCTTCGACACCTATATGGTGAAGGTCGGAGACCTCTACAAGATTCAGGTCGGGGCCTTCAAGGTCAAGGCGAACGCGGAGGCTATGATGAAGAAGCTGCAAGCCGCGGGCTTTTCGGCCTTCATCACTACTGAGGAGGGCGCGGGCAAGTCGGCAGACGAGCTCGCTCGGGAGGTCCTGCAAGGCAAGTGGGGCAACGGCGCGGAGCGTAAAAAGCGGCTTGAGGCCGCTGGGTATGACTACGCCGCCGTACAGAAAAAAGTAAATCAGCTCGTCTAAGAGATAAGGCCGGAGTCGTTCCTTCATGGGACGGCTCCGGCCTTTTACTATTTGCGGTAGAAATGCAACAGAAAGTTCGCAGAATCCCGGCAGTTTTGCGCGCTCCCTTTTCTTACCAAACACGGTAAAATAATAATTGTCAAGGGGAAAACCTTGACAAAGAAAAGAGCCCCCGTTGCTGGAACAACGAGAGCTCAGAAAGGAGGTCAATCATGGACGGCTACCACACCGACTACGGATTCATGGGCTTGGTAAACGGAGAGTACATGCTCTTCGCGACCGACACCGAGTACCTTGAATACGTAACTGACGACTAACCTCGTCCGCTCGAGAGCTTGGCCGGTCACAAGACCGGCTGAGCTCGAGAGTGTTCATATATTATATCGCATTCAGGTAAGAAAGTAAACCCTAAGGAGGTAACGATTATGATTTTTACTGTTTACGCAGATAAGGCTGAAGAAGTCAGCAAGCGCCTTGATAAGCTCGCTAAAAAGGCTACTCGCTATAATGTTCCGTTCTCTTACACCGTTTCCGACGAACACCCCGAGACGGTTAACGTCTTCGACGACTTCTCTCACAAAGCCGGCTCCTACAAGGTCACTGCCGTTGATTTTGATATTGCTTGCGAAGAGCTTATCAAGGCGAACGGCTGGACTGTTCTCGCTAAGGTCGAGCACGGGGACAAGGGAAATGTCGTAAGCTGCTTCGGTAAGCAGAAAGCCCGCTCTGAGTGGTTTACCGCAACTCCTCATTGCGACCATTGCAACACGAATCGCCGGCGCGCCGTTACCTTCTTCATTGAGAACGCCGAGGGCGATACTCGACAGGTCGGACGTGCTTGCCTGCATGACTACACCGGAATCAGCCCGGCGACTGCCGCTCTCTGGGCCGAAGTGAGAGACCTCTTTCCAGAGGACCTTGATTGCTCTATGACTGACTGGAATACTCGCCGGGGCGCGCAAATGTTTGAGGTCCGCCAGATTCTCGCCTGCGCTTATGACGCAATTCAGGAATACGGCTACCGCAAAAGCGACGAGCAGGATAGCACACGGGAAGTTGTTCTTGATAAGCTCCGCGAGCAAGTAGCCGCCTCTGACAAAGCAATGTCACAGGCCGAGCTTATCAATAGCTGGCTGCTTGGCATTGACTTTGACTCTGCAAGTGACCTTGAGCGTAATTGCTCTGTATTTGCTAAGGGCGAATATGTAACGGCTAAGCAGGTCGGCCGGCTGGCATACATGCCTCTCGCGTATGAGCATTATATGGAGCGTAAAGCCCGGGAAGAACAGAGAGCAAACACGGAAAATACTTCGGCGTATGTTGGAGAAGTGGGTACTCGTCTGACCCTCAACTTGACTGCTGCAGTGCTTCTCACCTCATGGTATAACGACTTCGGTACCACCTATCTTTATAAGTTCGCTGACGAGGCAGGAAACGTCTTTATCTGGTACGCGTCTCGACCTATTGAGCTTCAAGAGCGTATGACCCTCAAGGCCACAATCAAAGCTCACAACGAACGGAATGGCGTCAAGCAGACTGTTCTCACGCGTTGCAAGGTGGTTGCGTGATTGACTGAAAGCGGTAAAACCGCAACGAAAAGTTCGCAGAATCCCGGCGGTTTTACGCGCTCCCGAAATCAGTAAAACGCGGCATAATAAATAATGTCAAGAGGATAAAACAGAATGCGGACAGCGCCGCCCAGCTTACGAGCTTCAAGCGGTAAGCGCGCTGCGAAAGGTAACCTCTTGACATTAAAAACAAGGAGGCAATAGTATGAAAGTTTACATCGTTCAAGTGATTCCCGAGGCGAGCCTCGGGAAAGTCAGTCAGGAGGGCTACTCGACCTTAGAAAAGGCGCAGGCCTTTGTCGAGAGCCGTTCCGACCGTCCGCAGCAAATCTCGCCGTACCTTTACCGCACGGCAGACTTCACCGACTACCTCATTTACGAGGTCAATATCGTCTGAGAAAGATTCGCCCGCGAGGGCGTTTCTTTCGAGCTGATTGCTTTAGCACACTACTTTATTAAAGGAGGCAACTTAATGGCAAAAAGAGTCGGAAAGACCGACGACCAACCTTTTGTAAAGCTCTTCCGAGAGCTTACATACCGCTGGACTCCGTGGGAGGTCTGGCAGGACTTCGTTACGATGTACGCTTGCGCTATCTCGAACGCGGTCGACAAGTCCCACTTTGAAAAGCGCGAGGAACTCTACCTCAAGCGGATTCAGAAGTACAACAAGAAGGAGCAAGAGATTTTTCCTCAGCTCGCTGCGGAAGTGGTCCTTGCTCTCGAGAAGAATCCAGAGCAAGACTTCCTCGGAAGTATCTTTATGGCGCTCAACCTCGGCAATGACTCCGGCGGGCAGTTCTTTACGCCTTACGATGTTTGCCGAATGATGGCGGAAATGACTTGCGACAACGTGCTGCCGACTATCGAGGCGAAAGGCTATATCTCAATTAACGATTGCGCTTGCGGTGCCGGCGCTACTTTGATTGCCGGCGTTCACGCTGCGGCTAAGCAGATAAGCAAGGCCGGTCTGAACTGGCAAAACCACATTCTCGTGACCGCGCAGGATGTTGATTACACCGTAGCATACATGTGTTATATCCAGCTCTCGCTTCTCGGCGTCGCCGGTTATATCAAAGTAGGCAACTCGCTTACCGAGCCTATGTGCTCGGACGACTCATTGGAGAACTACTGGTTTACGCCGATATACTGCTCCGATGTGTGGACTATCAGAAGGCTTTTCAAGGGCGGAACGCTCTTATAAGCAAATACATTTTTCAGGAGGTTTTTATTATGGCAACTATTACAACGAAAGAGACCCGGGCCTTCAACTGGGCGAATCCGGGTACGCTCAAGGTCGGCGATGAAATCGTCGAGACTCTCAAGGACAGCCGTGAGGTCGTGTTCGTCGTCATGGACGACGGCGTTATCGGGCTGAAGAATCTGCTCGGCTATCACCGCATGAATAAGGACTGGACCAACGAAGGCGGCTGGCTTGCCTGCGATATGCGTCGCTACCTCAATGAGGAAGTTATCGCGCGGCTCCCTGACGCGCTTATCGCAGCTATCAAGCCCCGCAAGTTCGGCGAAGAGGAGGACAAGCTCTGGCTCTTCTCCGAGATGGAGGTCTTCGGTGAACATGACTGGACCGAGAATGACCCTGACCGCGGCTTCCAGTTCGAGTACTTCAAGGACCGCCGCAACCGTATCAAGGTCGACGAAGACGGAGATGCGAGCTGGTGGTGGGAGCGTTCTCCTAATGGGAGCAACTCCGCCAACGTCGGCAGTGTGGGCAGCAGCGGCAACGCGTACAGTAGCAGCGCCGACAGCGCCAGCGGCGTTTGCTTCGGCTTCTATATCTAATCATCAATCTATGAATCCGCGGGGCCTTGTGCCCCGCGGTGAAAGGAGAATGACACTTTGGGACTTAAAGATTTGCGGCTTGCGAAAGGCTACAGCCGCACCGAGCTGGCAAAAGTCAGTGGAATCCGCTACCAGAAAATCCGTGATATTGAGGTCGGTATCATCAAGCCTGAGAATATCACGCTCAAAACGGCTCTCAAGCTCGCGCAGGCTCTCGACTGCCGGCCTGAAGACCTGACAAAACCGGATAAGGAGGAAAGCGATGTATGAGGAACTGAGAAAGGCCTTTATCAAACGCCTTACCGTGGACAGTCCTCACCATGACGCGCGGCGTAAAGACTTCAATCAAGCCATCTTTGACGCTGACGAAGGCTTTGCGTGCTTTAACGGAACGGACCTCGATATGGTCCTTGAAAAGTTTGACGCCGCAGTCCGAGACTTGACTACTTACCAAAAGCGGTAAAACCGCAACGAAAAGTTCGCAGAATCCCGGCGGTTTTGCGCGCTCCCTTTTTCTACTGAACACGGTAAAATATAATTGTCAGTTGGAAAACACTGGGATTTATAAAGGAGGCAAATACAATGAAAGACATGAGCATTATCGCTAACAAGAAGATTATCAACAAGGAGACCAACGAGGTCCGTCTGGTCGTGAGCATTGACGAGGAGAATCGCAAGATTCACTCCGTCCCTGCGGACGAGCCTAACGCCGAGCCGAGTATCATGGCCGCTGCAAGCTATGACCGCCGCTGGAAGCTCTACGAAGAGCCTGAGGCTGAGGTCAGCGAGACCGCTGAGCCAGAAGTCAACCACGACGAGCCCATGAAAATGTCGGACGTCGTGACTAAGCTCGAGGGCTTGTTCGACATTCTGAATCGCGTCTACTTCGACAACGCGCTGCCGAAACCCGTCATCACCGTTCAGTCTACCCCTAAGGCTTACGGCCACTGCTCTACTAAAAAGATTTGGAAGAGTGAGAACGACGGTCAATATGAAATCAACATCGGCGCCGAGTTCCTCAATCGTCCGTCCGCTAACACGGCTGCGACGATGTGTCACGAGATGGTCCACCTTTACTGCCTCGTGAACGAGATTCAGGACACTTGCCAGAAGGGCCGCTACCACAACAAGACCTTCAAGGCCGAGGCTGAGGCGAGAGACCTTGAAATCGGGTACGACCGTACTGTGGGCTTCTCCCACACAAATCCGACCGAGGCCTTCAAGAAGACCCTCGAAGACAACGGCTTTGTACTTGAAGTTCCGTTCGCTCGCGTTATGCCTGAGGAGAAAGCAAAGGCCGAACGCGAAAAGCCTCACCGCTACGTTTGCCCGGTCTGCGGGCAGGAAGTTAAGACGACCGCCGACCTTAGCCTCATTTGCGGTATCTGTGAGGTCGCTATGGAGAGGGCTGATTGAAAGAACTCCAGAACAGCCCGTATCGCGTCCAAAGTTTTCAGAGGGTAAATCTAAGGGCCCCTGAGCTAAAACGCGATACGGGAGGTCTGGGGCTTGCCCGAGGAGGTTTATATGAGAGACGAAGAGTACCTCTTCAAAGAAGATGTACGAGAAAAGGCGATAACAGCCCGGAGTGCTAAGAAGCGCCCTCGGCATAACGGTTGCCGCCTACCGCAATACACGGCAAAGGAGATGAAAGAGATGAGCGGTCCTACCTACACGCTCAACCTGAAAAAACGTATCACATACGCAGAGTTCAAAGCACTTCCCGAGGGCTTGCAGAAGAGCTACGTGCAGAACATTATCGACAGGTACCACGTCGGGCCTTCGGCTCTTGCCGAGCTTATGGGTGCGAACGCCGGTGCGGTCGGCGTTTACCTGAGCAAGAGAGGCTTTTCCTTCAAGCGAGGTTTTCAGCCTACGAAGGACGACCTCGAGAGATTCCGAGAGGACTATGGTATCAGCACGAATGCGCCGACAAAAAAAATAACTTTGGAGAACTTCTCGTTCTGCTTCTCCGGAGCCTTCAATGCGGCGAGCTTTGTAAAGCAAATCAAGGCCTTCGTCCCCGAAGGACAACTCCTGCGGGTCTCCGTAGCAGTCGAGGTAGTCGAGCCCGAGCCCTCTGCTACTGAGCCTGCTACCGAAGAAAGTCCTTGATTTGCAAGGCCTTTGGCTATCTGGTAGTACTGGTAGTTCGTAAAAACTAAAAAGATTTTTCCAAAAAGTAAAGGGACTCAAGGCGCAATCTCGTCGCTCCCTCGCATTACATGTATATATAAGGAAAATTCGTTAAAACGGACTACCGACTACCAAAAGAAAAAGGACAGGCTTAAAGCCTATCCTTAATCTGGGTCGCAAGTACGAAACCGTAAGGCAAGACGACTATTGTCACCTTAGGTGTTCGATTAACGATCAAATTGGTGGAG